AAGCAACGAGCGCAGCGGTAAGGCGATCCTTGCACGCCAGCGTGAGTCGGACACCGGCACATACCACTACGTTGACAACTTAGCCCGTGCGGTGCGCTATGTGACCCGCCAACTGGTGGACCTGATTCCCAAGATTTACGATACCCAGCGGATTGCTCGGATCATTGGCGAAGACGGCGAGACTGACATGGCCAAGATTGACCCCATGCAGCAAGAACCCGTCAAGCGGATCGTTGACGAGCAGGGCATCACGATTGACAAGATTTACAACCCAGCAGTAGGCAAGTACGATGTGGTCGTGACCACAGGCCCTGGGTACGCCACCAAGCGGCAAGAGTCGCTGGAAGCGATGGCGCAGCTCCTGCAAGGCAACCCACAGTTGTGGGCTGTTGCCGGTGACTTGTTCATCAAGAACATGGACTGGCCGGGCGCTCAAGAGATGGCCAAGCGCTTTGCCAAGACCATTGATCCTAAGCTCATGGAAGACGGCGACAAGTCGCCAGAGTTGCAGGCCGCAGAGCAGCAGATTCAAGCGATGGGCCAAGAGATGGACCAGATGCATGAGATGATCAAGAATGTCGGCAAGTCGATTGAGGCTCAAGACATGGAGCGCAAAGACTTTGAGGCACAGGTCAAGGCATACGAGGCCGAGACTAAGCGCATTGCGGCTGTGCAGGCATCGATGTCACCAGAGCAAATCCAAGAGATTGTCATGGGCACGGTGCATGGAATGATCACCAGCGGCGATCTGGTGGGCGAGATGCCAGGCCGTGAGCAAAATGAGATGATGCCTGAAAGCGCCGAATACGCACCGCAACAAGGAATGCCACAATGAAATGCAATGATTTTGTAGGGATGCTGTTTTTGGCTCGGGATGTTGCACATTCCGTGCATCTGAACACCCGCAGCTTTAGTAAGCACATGGCGCTCAATACCTTCTACGATGAGATTATTGACCTTGCTGATGCGTTTGCCGAAGCCTACCAAGGCAGGCATGGCCTGATCGGGCCAATCAGCCTGATGAGCGCTAAGAAAACGACCAACATCATCGAGTTTCTGACAGACCAGCTTGCAGAGATCGAAGCTGGGCGCTATGAGGTTTGCGAAAAAACCGACACTTCATTGCAACAACTGATAGATAATATCGTTGAGCTTTATCTTTCGACCCTGTATAAGTTGCGCTTCTTGGCGTAAGGAGAACCTTGTGGAATTATTGAACCCTCTGGCCGATGGCCCATTCCCCGGCAAAGTCATTACTTACACCGGCACTGCTGGCGTGACTGGCACTTGGCCTGCTGGCCCTCAAGGTGTTGTGGTCTGGTCCGATCAGGCGTGCTACATTTTGGTGGGTGAGGGCGTAACAGCCACCACCAGCAGCACCCCTATCCCTCCTTTCACCCCAGTGCCTTTCAAAGTGCCCCAGGGCACAGGTGCAGTGTGGCGTGTCAGTGCAATTAGAGTATCTACAGATGGTACGATCTATTGCAAACCGATTAACATCCAATGAGCTTTGGCATTGCAGTCCGAAACGGCATAGCCATCGGGCTAGGCAGCGTGATCTCGTTTCTATCGGGATATGCGGATGCGACTGTGCAAAGTAACCTTTTGACCGAAGACAGCGACAATTTGGTTCAAGAGGATGGCGGCTTGATCTTGCTGGAGTGATATGAGCGTCAATCTTTCCCTTCTTGGCGGCGCAGGCTGGCAGTTCTTTACTGACAACGGGACTCCTTTGGCTGGGGGTCTGCTGTACACCTACCTTGCGGGAACATCGACTGCTGCGACCACCTATACGACAAGCGCAGGCAACGTCCCCAATTCCAATCCGATTGTTTTAAATTCTGCTGGCCGAGTGCAAACCGAAATTTGGTTAACCCAAGGCGTGAGCTACAAGTTTGTCTTGAAGACCTCTGCGTTTATCACCATTGGCACTTACGACAACATAGATGGAGCCGCTGATCCAGCACCTTTTTATGCGTTTGAAGCCGCACTAGCGTCCTCCTCTGGCTCGTCCTTGGTGGGCTTTATCCAGTCAGGCTCTGGAGCAGTCGCCACAACAGTCCAAGCTAAGTTGCGTGAGAGTGTGAGTGTGATGGACTTTGGTGCTGTTGGTGATGGTGTAACCGATGACACTGCGGCTGTTCAAGCGGCTGTAAACACTGGTGGGGCTGTTTATTTCCCCGCTGGTACATACATGGTCACGCACGTTGATCTAAATAGTAACAACGAAATTTTTGGCGAAGGTTTTTCAACAATAATTCAACAAATAACTGGCACTTTGCCCCGCCCAAGTCGTGCGGGAGGAATCCCAACAGACGGAATGTTTACCATCAACTATGCGTTAAACCAAATTCCTACTGTCAACGTTGTGATTCGTGACATGAAAATGATCATGCCTCCAAATGCAACAGTAACTGTTGATGAAGGCAATCACATCATTTGCGCTGGTCATTGCGAAAACATAATTATTGACAATATTTTCTTCTATGGTTGGCAAGGCGATGCCATCACGATGGGCTTTCAAATTACGGGTGGTGCGCCAGCTAACTTAACTGCTGCGTATGTCAGCATTACAAATTGCAGATTTGATGGCATTAACAACATAAACAGACAAGGTATATCTTTGGGTTCTGTGATAAATGTTTACATCAATGCCAATACTTTTTTCCAAACAACATCTGCTGTGCAACCTGGCGCAATTGATTTAGAACCTGAACTTGTCAATGCGTATGCGTTGAACGTAATGATTTCTAATAATTACTTTGTCAACATTGGCCCAAGTGGTAACAGACGAAGTGCAGTGCGTGTTGATTTAGGTAATTTAACAGATGATACATACGCTGACCAAAGGGGAAACATTTTTATTCAAAATAACTACATGTTGAATACTCAAGGTGTTTTGATAGCTGGTGCGCCAATAGCAAACATAACTTTGCAAGATAACAAGTTCAATAACAATTTTGCTAACAATGTGTTTTTAGAGGTAAGTAATTTAACAATATCAAACAATGAATATAACAACTGCCCAGCCCTTGCATTTGGAAGTGCGGGAACTTTAGGCTGTACCAATGTCACGTTAACAGATAACACATTTAACACTTGCGGTGATCAAGGTGCAGCAGTGCAAATTGATACTGTCAACACTATGGATGTTTCTGGAAACTTCTTCACTGATTGCGGTGTTGCGGGGTCAGGAATTGTTATTCAATTGGCAGGCGGTGGCGTCACATCCGCTGTAAACATACATGACAACAGTTTTAGAACACCGACAGCCATCAGTCTAATTGCTGTTGCTGGCGGTGGAACGCAAAGTGCCGTTTCTCAGTTATATGGAAATATGTTAAGAGATGGCATCACTTTACAAACAGGTTGGAGTGGCTCACCTGTTGGCATCACAGGAACAATGACTACAGCATCTTTAGTCGGTAAAACATTGACGTTTACCAATGGCGTTATAACTGGTTTTGCCTAATTTAAAAGGAATACATCATGGCAGATAAAAAAATCTCCGCACTTACGGCATCAACTACCCCATTAGCGGGTACTGAGGTTCTGCCAATTGTTCAAAGTGGTGCAACTGTCAAAGTTGCCGTTTCTAATTTGACATCTGGTAGAACTGTTGAGGCATCTGCTTTTAATACTGAAACAGCCGCTGCACAACTGACAATGAGTGGCAATGCAATTACTGCATCAGGGACAGATGCCGTTGTCGACATTCTTTTAAAGCCTCAGAGTAATGGTGTTACATCTGTAGGCATTGGCGAAGCACAAGCGGGTAGAAATGTTAATTTGAAATTAAATGGCGTTGTCAACAAAGCGCAGCTAATTAGTTTTCAAAATTCAGGCGTAAATCAATGGTTGATGGGTGCAGGGGCCGCAAGTGAAACCTCAGCGTTTGAATTGTTTAATGCTGTAACTGGCGACATGGCTATTTCAGTAAACAAAACAAATGCCAATGTTAGTTTAGTAAGCAACTTAGTCATCGGCACATCTGGCAAAGGCATCGACTTTTCTGCCACTGCTGGCACAGGCACAAGCGAGTTGTTGTCTGACTATGAAGAAGGTACTTGGACACCAGTTGATGCAAGCGGTGCAAGCCTTACATTTAGTTCATTTGCTGGGTCATATATAAAAACTGGGCGAACAGTTGTAGCTGCTTTTCAAGTTTCTTATCCTGCCACTGCTGATGTATCTGCCGCAAAAATTGGAGGACTTCCATTTAATGCCGCAGGGATTACACCAGTAGGCGCAGTTTCCATAGCATTTAGTCAATTCGCCACTCCTTATTACGGTGCAACACAAGCATCTGCTGCTACGTTTACTTTTTATACGTTTGGTGGCAGCACTATTACAAACGTTAGTTTTTCAAATTTGACGATGTATGGCGTAGTAACTTACATTTCAACTTAGGATTAAAAATGGCTCTCACAAAAGCATCTTATTCGATGATTACAGGAGCGCCAGTCAACGTGCTGGACTATGGTGTTATTGCTGACGGAACAACAAACAATTCTGCTGCGTTGGCTTTGGCATTGGCGGCTGTTCCCGCAAACGGCACGCTTTATTTTCCTGCTGGTGTTTATTGTGGGTACTTGTTGGTTTATCGTAGCAACATCACCATCATGGGTGATGGCAGTGCCTCGACAACGCTTAAATTACCCAACAACTGCCCCGCCATTACAGTCCCGCATGACGGAGTGCCTAACCCAATCACAGGCCTGCCAAACGTCATTGAAATTGGTGAGTGCGCTCTTGGAAATATAGCCAATACATACAGCCGTATAAATGTCATCGGCTTGACCCTTGATGGGAACTACACAAACAACACCGCACCGACAACTGACTTGTTTGGTCACGGCATGATTCTGACCAAAGCCTCAAATTGTTTTATTGACGATGTGGTAGCTAAAAACTGTCACCTAACTGGTATTGATAACGTCATCAATTCCAACTACAACACGATTCGGGCAACGGTAATGGACTGTGGCAATGCGCCACTTATATACCCAAACTTTGATATTAATTCATCCAAGTATTCTAACTTTGACATTATTTCTGAGGGCGGCGCATACAGTGGTCGGATGCTAGACAACTGCTGGAACAACACGCTTACACTTCGCGGCTCAAACCCGCTTTACACGGGCCTTGTGTATAACAATCAATCTGTAAATGTGTCGTACAACAACATTATCAATGTTGCAATTTACGATGGATGCACACTTGGTCAAGGCATAAGTATTGGCGCTAATTGCACAAACTCGATAATAAATGCGTCAGTCTTTAGTGCGGCGGGTGTTGGTGTACTGGTTGGAGGTGGAGCAGCTACCCCTGCCTCTGGAAACATATTTAATATCAGCACTCAAGAATGCGGCACTTCGGGTGTTAATGTAGATACCTACGCCACGTTCAACAAATTTAACATTGTCTCCAATAAAGACGGTAGAACAGGCGCTGCTGGTGATAACTTTGCAGTGGATGTCCTTGGCGATTACAACCAGTTCACAGTTGTAATTAAAGAGGGTTCTGTACCACAGACTAGGGGCTTTGTATTCCGTGCTGGCGCAAGTAATAACACAATTGTTGATTTACTGTTTGACCCAAACCTAGTCGAGGCGGTCAACGATTTAGGTAGCGGCAACTCAATAAATTATCAATCTGGCGTTAGTACGGCAGTTGCATCAAGTAACGCAATATCCTTGCCTTTTGCTGGCTCACTAATCCCAATCACAGGAACAACTGGAATTACTACCATTGGGGCAACTACTGTAAACGCAGGTCGCTTAGTAACACTACAGTTTGCAGCATCAGTTGCTGTTGGTGCAAGTGGCAACATTAAGTTGGCGGGTGGAGTTACATTTAATGCCACAGCAACCGACACGCTCACTTTAATTAGTGATGGTACAAACTGGAATGAAGTAGCACGCACTGTAATTTAAACCGTACCAGTTCGGATAACTGGAAACCTTAATGTGTAGCAATATAGCTACTCTGGAAACAAGGAAATGATATGTTGGAAAAAGTTATCTCTGTCGATCTGATTGAAGTCATTGAAAACGGCTCACTTCAAGTTCGCACCAAGACCGCTATCAAAGAAGATGGCAAAGAAATCAGTAGCAAGTTCCACCGCCACGTTGTTGCCCCAGGTGCAGACGTAAGTGGTGAAGATGCCAAAGTGCAAGCCATTGCCGCATCTATCCACACTGCTGAAGTTGTTGCTGCTTACGTTGCTGCTCAAAATGAACGCAATACTCCAACGCTTTAAAAGCAAAACCTACTGGGTTGCGATAGTAGGTGCTTTGCTGACCGTGATTGAGGCCAACAGCGGCTTTATCGGTCAATTCCTGCCTGCCGAGTACCGAGCTTACATCGTGATGCTGTGGCCCGTTCTGATGCTAGTATTGCGTGAAATAACCACAACCGCATTGGCTGCAAAATGATCGTTGCCCTTTCCTCTTTCGCAGGTGTTGGCTGGCAGTTGCTAGACAACAACGCCGTGCCTTTGGCCGGCGGGAAAATCTACACCTATGAGGCTGGAACGACTACGCCTGCCCTGACTTACACCACAAACGCAGGCAGCATCTACCACACCAACCCAATCATCTTGGACTCAGCAGGCCGAGTGCCTGGGGGCCAAGTTTGGGTGGAGCAAGACAAAACCTACAAGTTTCTTTTGACAACCTCTGCCGATGTCAGCATAGCCACTTACGACAACATTCCCAGCACAGGCAGCGTTACTTGGTCGGTAGAAAACTTTACAGGTGACGGCTCGACAGCGGTTTTTACCCTAACGGGTACGCCTATCACCGAAAACAACACTTGGGTCTACATCAATGGTGTCTACCAAAACAAGAATACTTACTCAATCAGCGGCACAAGTTTAATCTTTTCTGAGGCTCCTCCAACAACATCCTTGATTGAAGTGACCTATTTCTGATATATTAACTGTACTGGCCCAATGACCAGGGAATCTTTATAGGTTCAAAATGACTGAAGAAGTACTAGCGGAATCACTACCCGTGCCAGATCAAGTTGCAACGGCTGCGCCTGAGACTGAAGTTCAAACGCCGGAAGTGCCAGTAGAAGCGACCAAAACCTTCTCACAAGAAGACTTGGATGCAGCCATTGGTAAGCGCCTCGCAAGAGAGCAGCGAAAGTGGGAAAGAGAATCAGCGGCAAAAGCGGCAGAAATGCAAACGCTACGAGCAGCACCGGCCCAACAGCCGGATCAGTTTGAGTCAACTGAAGCCTATGCAGACGCATTGGCCTACCAGAAGGCAGAACAACTGATTGCCCAGCGTGAAGCAGCCAAGCAGCAGAGTCAGGTTCTTGAAAGTTATCACGAGCGTGAAGAGGAAGCGCGGAGCAAGTACGAGGACTTTGAACAAGTTGCGTACAACCCCAAACTCCCCATTACAAACGTGATGGCAGAAACGATCCAATCCTCGGACATTGGGCCAGAGTTAGCTTACTTTCTCGGCACAAATCCAAAGGAAGCAGACCGTATCTCACGGATGTCGCCCCTGAGTCAGGCCAAAGAGATCGGAAGGATTGAGGCTAAATTAGCATCAGACCCACCGACAAAGAGAACTACATCAGCGCCAGCGCCGATTTCTCCTGTCACAGCTAGGTCCACTGGATCACCGGCCCATGACACGACTGACCCACGGTCTATCAAGACCATGACCACCAGTCAGTGGATTGAAGCCGATAGAGCAAGGCAGATGAAAGCGTTGCAGGCACGAGCTATCCGCTAACTCTCTTGAAATTAGGTATAATGATTACCTAAAATCAAGGGCATCGAAATGGGGAGTGACAATTTAAGTTTGACGGTTGAAGAACTGAAGCGGCAACGTAACAGAGAAGCATCTGCCAGATATAGAGAACGAAATCGGAAAAAGTTCAATCAACGTATGCGGGATTGGCGTGAAGCAAATCGGGAAAAAGACCGAAAACATAAACGCGAATACCGTAACCGGAAGATTGCAAATGGAACACCAGAAGAAGTTGCCGCATTGCGTGCTTCTGAATCTGCTAAAACCAAGCGTAATCAAGACCGGTGCAGAGATCAAGTTTTTAACGCCTACGGGGGTTACAAATGTAAATGCTGTAACGAGACTGAGCAAATGTTTCTTTCGATAGATCATATTGACAACAACGGCGCAACAGAAAGAAAATCAGGCTTGTATGGCGGAAGCGGTACGGGTTTCTATTTGTGGCTTCGTAAGAACGGATTTCCTTCGGGGTATCAAGTTCTTTGTATGAACTGTCAAGTAGGGAAACATAAAAACGGTGGCGTTTGTCCTCACCAAACAACTTTGACTTTTAAAGGAATTTATCATGAGTAACTCGATTCTCACCATTGACATGATCACAAGGAAGGCTTTAGAAATCCTTGAAAACAACCTGGTGATCACCCGTAACGTGAACCGTCAGTACGACGACAGCTTTGCTGTTGAAGGTGCTAAGATTGGTTCGACCCTGCGTATTCGCTTGCCCGACCGTGCCTTGGTAACTGACGGTGCTGCCTTGCAAACGCAAGACGACAACGAACAGTACACAACTTTGACCGTTGCCAGCCAGAAGCACATTGGTGTTAACTTCACCTCTGCTGAACTGACCATGCAATTGGACGACTTTGCTGACCGTGTTCTGAAACCCCGTATTAGCCAATTGGCATCGTCTATCGATGCTGACGTAGCCAATGCGTACAAGAACATTTATGCTTCCGTTGGCACGCCTGGCACTGTGCCTGCGACTTCTTTGGTTCTGTTGCAAGCGCAACAAAAACTGAACGAAAACGCAGCCGTGATGTCTCCCCGCTACGCCACCGTCAACCCAGCCGCTAACGCTGGTTTGGTTGAAGGCATGAAGGGCTTGTTCAATCCTACTGACACTGTTTCCCGCCAATTCAAAAACGGCATGATGGGCACTGGTGTTTTGGGCTTTGATGAAGTCAACATGAGCCAGTCCATCAAGGTTCACACTACCGGCTCCCGTGCTGGTACGATCCTTGTCAATGGCGCTGTCAGCACCCAAGGCCAATCGACTATCACTTTGGACGGCTTTAGCAGCAACACCACAGTGACTGCCGGTGACGTATTCACAATCGCTGGCGTGTACGCAGTTAACCCACAAACTCGTGAGTCAACTGGTTCATTGCAGCAATTCGTTGTGACCGTTGCACAAACCGCTGCCACTGCTGACATGGTGAACATGGCCATCAGCCCTGCGATCTACACCAGCGCAAGCGCCTTGGCTACTGTTGACAGCTTCCCTGCTGACAACGCTGCCGTGACCTTCATTGGTTCTGCATCGACTGCGTACCCACAGAACTTGATCTATCACAAAGATGCGATCACATTTGCTACTGCTGACTTGCTCCTGCCCCAAGGCGTGGACATGGCTGCTCGTGCAAACCACAACGGCATCAGCTTGCGTGTGGTTCGTCAGTACGACATCAACAACGACCGTCTGCCTTGCCGTATTGACGTTTTGTATGGTTTTAGCACCATTCGCCCACAGATGGCTTGCCGTCTTTGGGGCTAAATTGAATGCCCCTTCGGGGGCTTCATTTCACAACATTTTTTAAGGAAATTATCATGGCTCTCCCAAATGGCTCCGGCGGCTATCAAGTCAATAGCGGCAATCTGACTGAAGCGGTATTGAGTGTTCAAACCATTCCAACTACCTTGACTGGTGACACTACGCTGACTGCTGCTCAAGTTGCAGTTGGTTTGGTTGTTTGTACAAAAGCCTCCGATGCTACATTGACTGTTACGTTGCCTACAGCAGCGTTGCTTGATGCGGCTATCCCAAGCGCAAAAGTTGGGTCATCTTTTGATCTGACCATTTGCAACAACAACAACACTGGCTCATCGTCTACTGTGCCTATTACAACTGGTACTGGTATCACGATTTTTAGCTCTGTTACTGTCCCACGTTTCGGTGCGTATACATACCGTTTTGTGAAGACTGGTGACGCTGCTTACTCGGCATTCCTGATGTAACATAAATAGGGGTTTCGGCCCCTATTTTTAAAGGATTACATCATGGCTACAAACACAAAACCGGTAGGCGTTGCTTACTCTGACCCTGCCTTGGACAGCGTTACCGTTAGCGGTACGTCAACTTTGGCAGCGGTAACTGCTACATCCATCACAAACAGTGGCCCAACAACAGGTGCGATTCGTCTGCCTGTTTCGGCTGTTGCTGCGGCGGGTAGCACACAAGGCGATGCGGCTGCGCTGGCTGAAGGTATCAATGTCGTTTCGGCGGCAGACGGTACTAAAGGCGTGATCTTGCCAACGGCTGTTGCTGGTATGGTGATCATTGTTAAAAACACTGCGGCTGGAGCGCTGAAGATTTATCCCGCTACTGGCGGGGCAGTCAACGCTGTTGCGGCTAACGGTGCGTATAGCATTACCAACCTTACTAGCTCAATGCTGGTAGCGTCTTCCACAACTCAGTGGTATTCGGTTCCTTTGGTGGCTAGTTAAACCAAATGGGGGCTAATCACCCCCATCATTGATATGGCTGTTATTTATTTGCGTCACCCAGTTCACGGCTGCAAAGTCGCTTGCGTTGAGGCCGAGGCTGTGTATGATGAGAAGAATGATTGGGTGAGATACACCTTAGACGAGCCGCCTCCACAAGAGGAGATCGTCAACACTTTGGATGTCAAGCGCCGTAGGGGTAGACCCGCACTGGCTGAAATAACTTAGGGGCAATTATGGCGACCACCGCTGGCGATCAAATCAACCGAGCGCTGAGACTGCTTGGCATTCTCGCTGAAGGTGAGACACCCTCCGCATCAATGTCGCAGGATGCGCTGATTGCGCTAAACCAGATGATTGACTCGTGGAACACCGAGCGACTCTCGGTTTTCAACACGCAAGATCAGATATTTACTTGGCCCACCGGCATCATCACCCGCACGCTTGGCCCTACTGGGGACTTTGCGGGTCTGCGGCCTGTGCTGCTAGATGATTCCACCTACTACCGTGACCCCAGCACAAATGTGTCTTTCGGTATCAAGTTTATCAATCAGCAGCAGTACAACGGCATTGCTGTAAAGACCGTGACATCCACATACCCGCAGGTCATGTGGATCAACATGGAATACCCTAACATCACGATGACGATCTACCCCAAGCCTACAAGGGACTTGGAGTGGCATTTTGTCAGCGTTGAAGAGTTAAGCCAACCGGCCACCTTGGTGACGGACTTGACCTTCCCACCTGGCTATCTGCGTGCGTTCGTCTACAACTTGGCGATGGAATTTGCGCCTGAGTTTGGCGTGGAGCCTAGCCCACAGGTCCAGCGCATTGCCATGACTTCTAAGCGTGACATCAAGCGGATTAACAACCCTGACGATGTGATGTCAATGCCATACGCTATCGTGGCGACTCGTCAGCGCTTTAATATTTACGCTGGAAATTATTGATATGACCACCATTGCAATCTCCTCTCTACCTGTAGCCACAAGCATGGCTGGCGCAGATGTTCTGCCAATTGTTCAATCGGGCGTAACCAAGCAACTCTCAAAGACGCTGCTGTTTACAAGCCCCGCAATGGTAACTCCTGCGCTTGGGACTGTGGCTTCTGGCAACATAAGTGCTTGCACCAGCACCAGCATGAGTTTGACTACTCCTGTGCTTGGGGCCGCTACAGGCACAAGCCTTTCGCTAAGTACAACCCTTGGCGTGACGGGCGTGTCAACTTTGACAGGCGGCGCAGTTGTCCAAGGTCTGACCGTGGGCAGGGGCTTGGGCGCAATCAGCACCAATTGTGCTTTTGGAACAAGTGCTTTAGCGGCAAACACGACCGGCGATGAGAATGTGGCCGTTGGCTACAGGGCCATGCTGACCAATCAAGTAGGCACTAAAAACACGGCTGTTGGAGATCAAGCCCTTAACACCAACCTTGGCGGCGATGGCAACACCTCCGTAGGCTACCAAAGTTTGTTTTCAAATTCAAACGGCGACTACAACACGGCCGTTGGCTGGATAGCACTAAGCAACGTAACGGGAACGGGTAATGTCGCCATTGGCACATACGCTGGAGCTTACGAGACAGGCTCCAATACTTTCTATGTGAACAACCAAAACCGCACAAACACAGCAGGAGACAAAGCGCAGTCCCTGATGTATGGGACGTTTGACGCTACGCCTTCTAGTCAGATTCTGCGGGTCAATGCGGCCTTTGCGGTCTTGGGAATTACGGCTACAACTGCAAGCGCATCGACAATCGCAAGCGCAACAACGATTGCGCCGACAGGCCCAACCACTTTCATAAGCGGCACGACTGCTGTTGTCACGATCACCCCTGTAACCTTGTTGACTCAAGGCGGCGGCTCCATCACCTTGATCCCAACAGGCGCTTTTACTTGGACAACAGCAGGAAACATTGCAGTGGCAGGAACGGCAGTTGTCAACAGGGCGCTTACGATGGTCTATGACAGCGGAACCGCCAAATGGTATCCGAGCTACGTCTAAGTTAAATGGTACAAGTGCTGTGATGTTTACGTTTAAGCTCCAAGTATTTTTGATGCGCCTGTTCTGGCGTGTCAAAACCGCTTGCGCGAATACGCTTACCATTAACCATAATTTGCGCTCTCCATTTTCCTTGATGGGCGCTAACACCCAAAAATCCAACCTTGTTGGCCTTAGTTGCTTTTCTTATATTTTGCAAATTGCCAAACCTAGTAACTTGACGCAAATTGGAAAACGAATTGTCCAACTTGTTTCCGTTAATGTGGTCGATGTGACAATCCGGCATGTTGCCGGTCACATGAAACCATGCCAGCCTATGGGCCAATCGCTTAATGTTGTGAATGGCAATCGAAATGTATCCAGCACTATGAACAGAACCAGCAATTTTTCCAATAAGATCGGGACGGCGATGGTTTTTAAGCCAAATAAAAACGCCGGTCTGCGTGTCGTAACCCAAAGATTCGCGCAGATGTTCAATGGTAATGTCAAGTTTGGAAGTCATGACATTCAGTTTACCATAAAGGCAGTCTAATGCACACCCCGATCCTTGGGTCTTCTTATGTTGCACGATCAGTAAATGCTGCTGACAATAGGTGCGTTAACTTGTTCCCCGAGGTTATCCCCGAGGGCGGCAAGGAGGCGGCGTTTCTTAACCGTGCGCCAGGCTTAAACTTTTTGCAGACCGTGGGCGATGGGCCAATCAGGGCGCTGTGGGCGCACCAGACCAATGGGTCGGATTTTTATGTCGTCAGCGGCCAGAAAGTCTATAAACTTGAAAGCATGACCGGCACGCCCATACTGCTGGGCACAGTCTCTGGCTCGGGGCCAGTCTCGATTGCCGACAACGGCACGCAACTGTTCTTTGCCTGCAACCCTGACGCTTTCATCTACGATGAGGCGGCAAACACATTCACACAGATCACAGACCCTGCCTTTGCAGGCGCTGTCACCGTGGGCTATCTGGACGGCTATTTCGTCTACAACGAGCCAAACTCCCAAAAGGTCTGGGTCACTGACCTGTACAACGGCCTGATCCCCCAAGAGTTTGCCAGCGCTGAAGGCTCACCAGATGGGCTAGTGGCTGTCAATGTGGACCACCGTGAGGCGTGGCTGTTTGGGACTGATTCGGTTGAGGTCTGGTATGACGCAGGGATTGCGCCTCCTGACTTTCCCCTAGCCCGCATCCAAGGCGCTTTCAACGAGATCGGCTGCGTTGCGGCCTTTAGCGTTGCCAAGCTGGACAACGGCTTGTTCTGGCTGGGCACAGACGCTCGGGGGCAAGGTATTGTCTACCGTGCCAATGGCTACACAGGTGCTAGGGTTTCTACCCATGCGGTCGAGTATGCGATTGCCCAGTACGGCAACATCTCGGACGCTGTGGCCTACACCTATCAGCAAGAAGGACATGCCTTTTATGTGATCAGTTTTCCTACCGGCAACGCAACTTGGGTCTACGATGTGGCGACCAAGGCGTGGCACGAAAGGGCTGGCTTTGACAACGGCGAATTTACCCGTCACCGCAGCAACTGCCAGTGCAACTTTGGCGGCAACACCATTGTTGGCGATTACCAGAACGGCAACATCTACACATTGGACCTTGACACTTACGCTGACAACGGCCAGATTCAAAAGTGGCTGCGCTCATGGCGTGCGCTGCCAACGGGTCAGAACACTTTAAAGCGTACAGCGCACCACAGCCTGCAACTGGACTGCCAGTCGGGTACGGGTCTGAACCTCTACCCAGGCTATGAGCCAGAGGAGTTAAAGACTGAGGCTGGCCTAGAGCTGGTCACTGAAGATGGCCTGTACCTGACAACTGTTGGCTACCCAGCCGCACCCGGCTACAACCCGCAGGTCATGCTGCGCTGGTCAGACGATGGCGGTCACACATGGTCCAATGAAACTTGGG